GAACTCCCCAAAAACACAATAAATAACTTAACTTCTAAGTTTAAGAAAACTATAGGTTTTAAGTATCCTATAGAGGAAGACTCAAAAAGAGGTTATTTTTCTAAAGAAACTGGCATTAATTTAATTAGAAATAACTTAACTAATTTAATTAAGACCGAAAAGGGCGAAAGGTTCATGCTCCCAAATTACGGATGCTCTGTAACAAAATATCTCATGGAGCCATTAGACGAAGCTACTTTTGCAGAAGTAAAAAAAGAAATATACGAAGCAATTACTACATATTTAAGTAAAGTTTCTATCTCTAAACTTCAAATATTTGAAGAGAATGGCGACACTGCTAGAATTAATTTATTCTGCACTACAAGGGATGAAGACTCAATTACCTTTCAGACAACTATAAACTTCTAAAATGACATTTTCAGGCACAGTAACTTCTGACTTCTTAAAATACCTACCATCAAATTTAAATGATAAGGAAAAGTTAATTGATTATTCTGCGGCAGACTTTACTTCTTTAAGGACTGCCCTTATAAATTACGCCAAAGCTTGTTTTCCCTTAGACTACAATAACTTTAATGAATCAGACTTCGGTACTTTTTTAATAGAGTTGATGGCTGCTATAGGTCACATTCAATCATATAAGTCAGATTTTATTGCCAACGAAAGTTTTATAAGAACTGCTAAAGATAGAAAGAGTGTTAAGAAGTTATTAGAGCTTATTGGCGTAAGAATGAAAGGTCCAATTTCATCGGCAGCAAACGCTAAAATAGTGATAGATATACCTACGGACCAGATAACTTCAGTATCCTCAGTTACGATTGATCCAGAAAATAGAACTTTTGTAATAGCTTCTCCAGAAGACGGATCAATATTAAATTTTACAATTTATAAAGTTAAAGCCGATGGAACTGTAAATTTAGACTCTAACACTGCTTCATTAAATTTTAATGTTACTCCTGTAGGTGATCAAGCAATTATCGAGGATGCAGTTATTCAGGAGGGTCAGTTTGTAATTGAAAGTGGTCAGTTCCTTTCAACAGAAGCAGTTAAGAGAATTGAATTAACTAAAGCACCTTATGTTGAAAAGAGTGCTCAAGTTTTTATTGAAGGAGGGGCCTCAACAGAAGGCATTTATTCAGAAGAAGAAAATGTTTACTTTGCTTCTGGAGCTAATGATAAAGTGTTTCAAATTATAACAGACAGCAACTTTAAGGCAACTGTTCTGTTCGGGGATTCGACGATAGGACTCGCCCCGGCTACAAATGATAGCTATACGGTAACATATAGAGTAGGTGGAGGCTCAAGAGGAAATATTGCTGCTGATGTTATAAATGTTCCAGTAACTCTAATACTAAATGGGGTTGTAGGCGGATCCCCAGGTTTAGTTGAAGTTGTCGGAACATTAGAGAATACAACAATAGCAACTGGGGGAGCAGATTCTGAGACCATTCAACACGCGAAGAGATATGCCCCATTAACATTTAGAAGGCAGGATAGGTTGGTTACTTTAGCTGACTACAATTCCTTTGTAAACACCTTTATATCAAACTATGGTTCTATTGGAAAGGCAAATGCTGTTGTTAGGAGAGCCTATTCATCGGCGAATATAATTGATATATTTGTTTTAGAAAAAGCTTCCGATACTCAACTTAAAAAAGCAACTCAAGAGTATAAGAGACAACTACTTGAGGCCATGGAAGAAAAGAAAATGCTTACTGATGAGCCTGTAGTGGTTGACGGTTTGATTAGAACTTTAGATGTTATTACAACTATTACGCTAGATAAAAAATTTAGAAAACTAGAAAGCGAAGTAATCTCAAAAGTAAGAGCAAAAATTTTAGAATATTTTAATATTGACAATACAGAATTTGGCTATCCATTTATACCTCAAGATCTAATTAAGTATGTCTTAGACCTATCAGAGGTAAGATATATGACCGTTGATAATGTTGAGTCTGTTATAAAAGTAGCATTTAACGAAATAATTCAACTCAACAACTTAACAATAAATGCAGTTTACATCTAAAAATGGATACTTACATAAACAATAAAAACTTCTTTAAGCCAAATTATCATGAGGCTCTTCAATACCTCATACCAAAATTTTTGTTAAACGAAGATCAAGAGAACTTTGGAAAAGAAGTTGATTTAAAAGATCAGATAATAAATTCACATATTGATTTAGCTAATAACTTTACATCAGTTCTACCAATAAGTGCTATCCCAGGAACAGTATTCAGTAGTATTAATACTCTGAGTGGAATAGCCTCATTCTTTATTAAACAGAATGGACTTACTAACATAACTCCAGAGTATTTTCAAGTTAAGGTATTAAACGTAGTTGATAAAAACTTAAAAGACTTTGCGACTAAACAAGAATTTGGTGAATATGTAAGTGGCACTCTGTTACCATCTATACGACTTAATGCTCCTGCTAATTATTTTGAGAATAGCACAGAGTCTCTGTTTGGTGGCGGATCATTCCAAAGCTCTGCTGCTCACATATATCTCATACAGAATATATCTTGGTTATACTTTTTAAACACAACCGGGAGTCCTTACAATCCCCATGTAGATGTTGCTAAGTTAATAACTGATAACATTTACATGGGCAGATCAATACAGTTGAATGATTGCCTAAAAATACTCATGGAGTTTATCTGGAAAAACGGATTTACTTCATATGTGCCAAGCGTATTTTTAAGTTCAACCGGAACATATACTAGCGGAACTAAACAATTAGATAAACTAAAAACGTGGATTGATGTAATCTATTCTCCTTTATACGCTGATAGAAATGATGTATTAGTAAGAGATAGATTTGATTTATATATTGAAAATCAATTAAAAATCTCTGAACAAATTCCGAACGGACCATTCTCTAAGCTTTTAAGAATGCTATCCTTCGCTGCTTATGATACTGATAGCGATATTGATCAACTAGAAGCGTTAAACAATATTGAGGAATGCCCAGTCGAATATCTCCCTTTACTAGCAGAGTTAATAGGGTGGAAGCTGTACGGGTCAGACTCCAGCAGATGGAGATTGCAATTAAGAAATGCTGTGGAGATCTACAAGAAGACTGGAACAAAGAAAGCTATACAGTTAGCAATAAACACTATCTTCCCAAAGAATTCTTTTAATCTAGAAAATAGAATAACAGAACTTTGGGAATCTTACGTTCCATATTTGATTTATTATTCTCTAGCTACCGAATCAGATTATTTTAAATCTAACTCTTCATGGACAAGAGAGACAGCTTTAAAGATGAATGTAAATGGGTATTCATTTACAAGCATAGACGAGAATATAAAACTAGCAACGGATAGAATCGTGCATGAATTGTACGATATATTCCCAAACAATTTTAAGATACCAAACAAAGAAAATAAATTCTTTTATAGAGGCACTGAGCAAGACCTTCCACCATTTGAAGAGTATCCTTACTACGCTGAAACAGAACTGACAAATTCAATGATCGAAATGATCGTTGATCGTCTTGTATGCTTTGGTGTGAGAAGATCATTTGCCGATCAAGTTGGCGATTATATTAGAACAAATACACAAGTATATGATGATGAGCCAATTGCTGGATGGCTTTTCTATACTTCAGGGTATAACAGTCCACCAAATCTAAATGATTTGATGCTTAACTTAAACAGTGAAAAATTTGAATATGCTTCTTTGTGGAGCGGAAAGTCATCACACTTTAAGTTAGACTTTAACTCAAATGAATTTAACTTCATAAAGAAGACTGTAAATGTTGATTCAGGTGGCGGGTTTGCATTAGCGTCTGAAATAGTTACTGACCTTGCGCCTACCCATGCCATCCCCATGATAAATTTAAGACTTTCTGGGGAAGGTGATCCGATGGGACTGGCGGCGGATATATTACCTATCGCATACAACAATGATGTTGATTTGAATGAAGATGCCAAGCCAGTACAAAACTATGAGGTCTCAGCACTGTATGTTAGTGGTTACAAGAGAAATACTGGTCAGGGAAAAATTTACGGAAGATCAGATGTAAACTATCTACAATCAGATCTTTTAAGAACGGCCATATCCTTAAGCTCAGTCCCAAGAAACTCTCTTAGAAGAAGATCTTACGAAAAGATAATGCCGATGTATGGGTATTACGATAGAACTGGATTTAATATGCCAGTCAGCTATCAAGTGACTAGAGAGAACACTAAGTTTCCTTTAGGCTTAATTCCTAGCTCTCTAACATACACTCCAGTCAGTGATTACATTGATCTTCCAGCAATATGGACTCAGTGTGAAAATCTAAATTCTAGAAATAGTTATTACAATTATTATGTAAGTAATACTATGGCAGCTAGATCCGGTGATTATGGCTCACAAAAGAATTTGGTAATTCTTGCGGGTCAGAGCAATATGAACGGAAGAGGAAGTGGAACTAGAAATAGAATTGATGGAATATACTATTGGGATTTAAATTCTTCTTCATTTAATCCAACAGTTATCCCAAAAGGAAATACCGTTGTAGAGCCAAACCTATTGACAGGTGCTGCTCCTGGGTATGGAAATTTATATTGGGGTCCTGAATTAAAGTTTATTGAAAGACTTAAAAACAATAAACTATTTAATACTTATGTTTTTAAGTTTGCTGCTGATAACTCTACTGTAATTGACAGAGATGGACAGGGAACTTGGTGCCCAAGTGCAACAGGAAATGAAGCTATCTATCCTAAGTTTGAAAAAGCATTAGACGCTGCGATCAGTGCTTTGGGCGGGTTTACAGAGATCAATAACATCTCTTTAATATGGTCTCAGGGCGAATCTGAGGCTGGATTAGGGCAGAATGGTAATGCAAGTGCCCTACAATTTTCTGCGGCCTCTA